ATGCTGCTCAGCATGCAAATGCACAATACGAGCGCGGATGACGAGATCGTAGCCTCCGAGGCTTGCCGGATCGTCAACCGCGATCGGGCGACCCTTCTGCGTTGGGTGGCGGCGGGCAGGGTGAAGCCGACCCGAAAACTCCCCGGGGCCACCGGCGCGTTCCTATTCCGCCGCGGTGACATTGAGCTGCTACGCGACGAGCTGGTCAAGGCGACCGCCTCGTGAGCGCGCTCACCCATCCCGCCGACGAGCGCCGCATACGCGAGATCGTGCGCGATGAGATAGACCGCGATGTCATTCGCGTAAGGGTCGGAACCTACTCCCCCACCGTCTCGCGATCTGCTTCCCCTTCGGTCGAGTGTGGTGCTCCGACCGTAGGGGAAACGGCCGCGCCCGATGGCGTGCTTCGGGCATCGTCGGGCGCGGCCATCCCATACGACGGCACGGTTGTCGAGTTCATTGCGAATGAACACAGTGCGGTGCTGGTTGCGCGCAACTCCCGCGGCGGCATCTTCCTGAGTGCCTACGGAGTTTCACGCCTGACCCGCAACGAGATGTTCGCGCAGCTAAACCACTGCGAGCTAATGGAATTCACCAAGCTGCTCGCCAACATCATTGGCTGCGATCTAGTGCCGCCACTCTGAGGTTTTCCACCGACAACTGAATAGGAAAACCCCGACGGCGGGCTCGCTCGCCAAAGTTCACCCGCCGCCGGGGCCACTGCAACCAGCCTACTAGGAGGCCGGCATGTCCCACCGTATCCAAGTCCCTGCCCAGCGCGTCGGGCGTATCCGCGCTCAGATCATGAAGCACCTCTTCTGGGCCGTCGCCGCACAGGCGTTGATCATCGCGCTGGTCCTGCTTGCCGTGCACGCGTACATGCCATTCGCCGTGCTCACGGCGCTGTTCCTCACGGCGACGCTCATCGATCTGCATGTGCACCGACGCGGCCCGTACCGCGAGCGCTCGGCGGTGCTGCTGTTCATCGCCTTCGTGGCCATCGTCATCACCGGTGTGTTCGCGCAGGTGGGGGTGACCGCATGAATCTTACGAAGCTCTTCGAGTTCCGGCGCCGCGTCTTTGAGTCACGGAATGTGTTACGGCTCAACAAGAGTATTGACAGGGCAAGCTCCGTCATGGACGCGTTCACCGCGACCGCCAAGTCTGCCGGGTTTGATCTGGGGCCCGACGCCGACGGTATCGAGCTGGCGCTGGTGGACTTCTTCACCGACCGCGATACCCGCGGTGAGTCCGGTGCGGCACTGCGCGCATTGGAGGCGGGCTGGTGACGCTGCACAAGGTCACGATCTGCGACCACTGGCATTGGCTGCTATGGGACGGGAAGTTGACACACCTGCCCTGCCGTGCGGACGAGGACTACCAGGCGGGCGACTGCATCGTCTTCGAGGGTCGCCCGTGGCGCGAATGGAACATCACGCACGTGCTCAACAGCGCGTCTATGCCGGGCATTGCCGAGGGGTACGTCGTGTTGTCTTTGGAGCACCCCGAGAAGACGTTGCGTGAACGCGACTATGCGGCACGGGCGGAGCGGATCGAAAACTATCGCCGCTCCAATGCCGCACTGCGCGGGGTGATTACGCGTCTACGCAATCAGATCAGCATGCGCGAGCACCGGGAGATGGTGGGCCGGTGAGCCTCAACATCCCCGAGGGCTACGAGATTGAGTACCTCATCCGCAAGCCGGACGGCACCCTGGTACTCAGCGCGAAAGACCGGCCTGCGTGCTGGAGCGATCAGTCTGAATGCGAACAGGCGATCAAGCATCTGGCCGAGCACGCTCAAGCGCTCGGTATCACCGACTATCTGGCGACGGTAGAGGTGCGGCTGTGCTCCCCGGTGTTCGCGCTCGATACCCCGCTCACCGGCTTCATCGACGAACTGGAGACCTGGCGTAAATCGCAAGGGGGCCAAGGGTGAGCAGCCACTTTTGCCCGGTGTGTTGGCGGGATGCCCAGCAGACCATGAACGGCAACATCTACGCGCATTTCGACGGCGCGAGCAATGAATGTCCGGGCAGCAACCAGCCATTCACGATCGCCATCACCGCGCCGAGCCGAATCACGCTGCGACACATCATCAAGGACATTCACGAGATGCGGGAGGCGATTGCCGCATGAATTGCACCAAATGCGGCCAGCGGCCCAAACAGGTTCGGGGAATGTGCCGCTCGTGCTTTCTGACGGATCGGCCCTGGCCTGAGCAGTACGACGAAATGCATGCCATCGGGCGCTCCGACTGGGAGATCGCCAAGACGATGAACCAAGACCCGGCCACGTTCGCACGCATGGCCGCCCGCTACGGAAGGACACTCGATTCAGTCATGACCCAGATCGTGCGCGACTACAGACTCGCAAAGGGGTGGGCATCGTGATCGAACTGACTCGCGATGGTGTCTACGCCGGCATCTCCGATACCGAGTACCACGCCGACCGGTCGGCATTGTCCAGCTCGGGTGCGCGGCTGCTATTGCCGCCGTCGACACCGGCAATGTTCCGGTGGCGCATGGACAATCCATCGGAGACCAAGCCCGAATGGGATTTTGGGCGTATGGCGCACCGCGTGCTATTGGGCGCCGGGGCTGAGATTTGCGTGCTGGAGCCCGCGATTCACGGACTCACCAAGGGCGGCGCGATCGCGAAATCGCCCCGTGCCACCGACACGTGGAAAGAGGCCGAGGCCGAGGCGCGCGCCGAGGGCCGGGTGCCTGTGCACGTGGACGACTACCAGATAGCGCAGGCCATGGCTGACAAGGTGCGTGAACATCCCACCGCCGGGCCACTATTCGCCGCTGACGACGGTCAGGCCGAAACATCGCTCGTGGCCACCGATCCCGAAACTGGCGTGCGTCTCAAGGCGCGACCTGACTGGCTGAATCCAACGGGCGACAGGCTGACCATCGTCGACTACAAGACGGCCGCCAGTTCGGAAGCGGATGCATTCTCGCGCAGGGCGGCCGACTACGGCTACCACATTCAAGACGCGTGGTACCGGCGCGTGGCGCAGCTGCTCAAGCTCGACGACGATCCGCGGTTCCTGTTCGTCGTGCAAGAGAAGGAAGCGCCCTACGAGGTGTCGGTCTTCGAGTACCAAGACCCCATCGACAAGGCCGAGAGCAACCGCCAGATGCGTGAGGCGATCAGCCTCTACCAGCGCTGCACCGCGGACAACAACTGGCCAGGCCGCCCGCCGGAAATCACCCCGATATTCCTGCCCCAGTGGGCACACGGCGACGACGAAATGGACATCTGAACATGGATATCAGCGGCACCATCGCCCCGAAATCTGACCAGCTGAACGCTGAGGATCTACTCGTCGGCCCGAAAACGGTGACCATCAAGGCCGTTTCCCGCGGGGATGCCGACCAGCCAGTGAACGTGACCCTGATCGAGTTCGGGGACGGGCGCCCGTTCAAGCCGTGCAAATCAATGCGCCGCGTCATGGTGGCCGCGTGGGGCCCTGATGCCTCGACGTACCAGGGCCGGCGCATGACGCTGTACTGCGATCCCTCGGTCAGGTTCGGTGGCCAAGAAGTCGGCGGCATCCGCATCTCACATATGAGCGACATTGACCAGCCGCTCAAGGTCGCGCTCACCGTGACCCGGGGGCGGCGGGCGCCGTACATCGTTGACCCCTTGCCTGCGCTCTCCGATGTGATCACCCCCGATCAGCACAAGCGACTCTACGGACTGCTCGTCGAATGCGGTTTGGGCGACAAAAACGCCGCGCTTACGTGGGTCAGCGAAGCGGTCGGTAAGCGCGTCGTCGAGATGAAGAAACTCACCAGCGAACAGGCCGACAGGGCGATCAACAAGGCGACCGAACTCCTCGACGCGGCCGGACAACCTGGCGGCGAGAGCACCGACGCAATACAGAGTTCCGAAAACACCACCACCGCAACAGAAGGGAAGTAACACATCATGGCCGAAATCACCGAGAAGCCCGCCGATCTGCCTAGCACCAACGCGCTCGACAAGTTCGACGACGGTCTGGCCACCGGCCCGACCGAGATTCGACTCGGGCAAGCCGTGCTCATGTCCCTGAATGATCCACCCGAGGCCGGCGAATACATCGACATCTCCGCGCGCCTGTACATCAAGCACGCCGGATTCGACCAGAACACGCCCGATAGCCCGAAAGTGCCTGTGCGTCAGGCCAAGATCATCGTGGCCTGGCCTCTCGGTGAGCAGATGCCCAAGCCCAAGTCCAAGAACGGCGCCGAGATCCCCGAGGTTGATGGCCAAGAGCCCCTGTTCGACGACGACGGCGACCCGCAAGGCGCCGACGATGAAGACCAGGGCGCGCAGGAACACAACGAGGACGACAGCACCGTGGTGGCATTCACCGGAGGCCCTGCGTTCTCCGATGGCGCCGAGGGCGACGGCGAGTAAATGCCCACCCAACCGGTCATCGACCACCGTGGCGATTCTGCTCCCGTCACGGTGGTCGATGACTACCCCCTCGGCGAGCACCCGCCCGTCACCTGGTGGCAGGTGCAGAACATCCCCCACGCCGTAATCGTCAGTGAGGCAGTCAATATCGCAATCATTGAGGCGCTTGACCTGCTCTCCGTGTCCCTATTCGGCAAGCCCTGGTCTGAGCTGGTCGACCAGTCGTGGCAGCCAATGCGGGAGTGGTTCCAGTGAATGACATCTACGCCGCCGAGCGCGACGAAGCCCGCTCAGCCCGCTACGCCATGACCGAAATGGACCGGGCCCCCAGACATCCACACGCACACCTCGGCATGTGCGGCGACCGAGACGACGCGAGAGACGAGTAACCGCATGAGTAGCCATATTTCGATGACCGACTTCTTCTGCGGTGCAGGCGGTTCCAGCACGGGCGCGATCCAGGTGCCGGGTGTATCGGTCCGGTGCGCGGCGAACCATTGGCAGCTGGCAGTGGACACGCACAACGAGAACCACCCGGACGCCGATCACTACTGCGCCGATCTGTCGCAGATCCACCCCAAGTACTTCCCCAAGACGACATTCGGGTGGTTCTCCCCCGAGTGCACCAACCATTCACAGGCCAAGGGGATTAAACGGGCCGACGCCCAACCAGACCTGTTCGGCGACACCCTGCCCGACGAAGCCGCCGAACGTTCACGCGCAACCATGTGGGACGTCGTGCGGTTCTCCGAGTATCACCGCTACGAGGTCGTGTTCGTCGAGAACGTCGTCGAGGCGGCCAAGTGGGCGCCGTTCCAAGCATGGCTAGCCGCAATGGATAGCCTCGGCTACGACCACCGGCTCGTGATGCTCAACTCTATGCACGCGCAGCTGGCCGGATTCGGGGCGCCGCAGTCTCGTGACCGCCTGTACGTGGTGTTCTGGCGGCGCGGCAACCGCAAGCCCGATCTTGAGCGCGTCGTGCGTCCACGAGCCGTATGCCCGGACTGCGGGCCCATCAACGCGATGCAGGTGTTCAAGAAGCCCGGCAACACCGTCGGCCGCTACCGGCAGCAGTACGTGTACAGGTGCCCTAACGTCACGTGCCGCAACCAGATCGTCGAACCCGCCGTCCGCGCTGCTGCCGAGATCATCGACTGGTCGATGCTCGGCACGCGCCTCGGTGACCGCGAGAAGCCGCTCGCCGAGAAGACCATGGCGCGCATCCGGGCCGGCATCGAGCGCTACTGGGCGCCGTTCATCGTCGAGCGTCGGCACGACTACCGCGTGCGCGGTTTGGACGAGCCGCTGTCGACGGTCACCGCCAATGAGACCACCAAGGCCTTGGCGATCCCCGTCGAAGGGCGCGAGGGCAAGCAAGCGCAACCGGTATCAGATCCGATGCGCACTGTGACGACTCGCAACGAGACCGGGTTGGCATTCATGGCCGAGCTGCGCGGAGGCAGCAGCGATGTCCGCGCCATTTCCGAGCCGCTGTCGACCGTCACCGCGTCGGGATTCCACCACGGCCTGGTGACCACCTACTACGGCAACGGCACCACGCGGCCCGCGGGTGATCCGTTGTCAACGGTGACCGCGATCGAGCGGCATGCGCTCCTGATGCGTAACAACACACCGCGCGGCAACCCGGCGCAGATGGTCACACCGGCCGCCGAGCCAATGCGGACCCTGACCACCGAAGGGCACCAATCGCTACTTGCGGCCGAGCGTCCGACGTTCAATCTCGACGACGTGTGGTTCCGCATGCTGGAACCACGGGAACTGAAGCGTTCCATGGACTTCCCGGCCGACTACGTGATCAAGGGCAACCGACGCGAGCAGGCCCGCCAGGCCGGCAACGCGGTCACCCCGCCGTCCTCACGCGACCTCATCACTGTGGGAGTGGAGAGTCTGACATGAGCGCGCCGTACTACCAGGACGATTCGGTCAGCTTGCACCACGGCGATGCGCTCGACGTGGCCAAGACACTGGCAAACGGCGCGGTCGACTGCATAGTCACCAGCCCGCCCTACTTCGGTCTCCGCGACTACGGCACCGAAGGCCAGTACGGGCTGGAGGCATCACCGATCGAGTATGCCGAGACCATGCGCGCATTGTTCTCCGAGCTGCGCCGCGTGCTCGCCGACGACGGCACACTCTGGCTCAACCTCGGTGACAGCTACGCCGGATCGTGGGGCAACCAGGGGCACGACCCGAAACACGCGGATCTGCATGTGAAATACCGAGGCGCGGAGGCGCTGCCCGACAAGCGCAGCCGTACAGGCTCAGTCGGCCCGGGAATGCCGGCAGCTAAGAACCTGATCGGCATCCCTTGGCGCGTCGCGCTGGCACTACAGGACGACGGCTGGACGCTGCGCAACGACATCATCTGGGCCAAGCCTGGCGCCATGCCCGAGAGTGTCACCGATCGCCTTTCCGGCAAGCACGAGTACGTATTCATGTTCTCGAAATCGCGGCGGTACTGGTTCGACCTCGACCCCATCCGGGAACCGATTGTCACTCAACATCCAGGCGCGCTGAATTGGGCGAGGGAATCGAAAGAGGCTGACGTACCCGGCGAGACGCACAAGCAGCATCGCGCCGGCCGGCCACAGGCAACACCACCGGGCGCGGTACCGCAGACCAATTTCGGACCAACAGGAAAGCGCCACGGGCAGTCTCATCCAGCGGGTAAGAACCCCGGCGACGTGTGGGAAATCGCCACCCAACCGTTCCCCGGTGCACATTTCGCCACCATGCCGGCCAAGCTCGCGCAGCGCTGCATCGCCGCCGGATGCAAGCCGGGTGGCACCGTCCTCGATCCGTTCAGTGGTTCGGGCACAACCGGAATGGTGGCACAGCGCCTCGGCCGCAAGTACATAGGCATCGATCTGAATGCCGAGTACCTGGAGCTGTCGCTACGCACCCGGCTACAGGCCGCCGCGCTGGATTTCGAGGCGGGCGCATGAAGCACGCATTTTGCGACCGCTGCGGGCGCTACTGCGTCGTGCGCAACCACCGCGATTGCATGTGCCATGACTGCGAGCTGGGCATGAATTCCATAGCGGCGATGCTCAACCCGCGCTGGGCACGACCGATGACTAGCAGCGAGATCCAGCTCGCCCATACCTGGCTGATGATCGAACTCGGCTCGAAAGTGAGTGCGTGATGGCCCGCACCCCCGGGAGCACCAAGGCATACCAGACCGGCCTGTGCGTGGACTGCAAGACCGAGCCGCACAGTGTTGGTCGTCCGCGGCGCGACAAATGCCATACGAAATTCAGAAGGGGTGAGTGATGGCCGATCCCACAATCCGCGTGCTGTCCCTCGGCGCTGGTGTCCAGTCGACGGTGCTGGCGCTCATGGCCTGCGACGGCACGCTGCCTGGTCTGGACGCAGCGGTGTTCGCCGATACCGGCTGGGAGCCACCCGCGGTCTATGAGCAGGTGGACCGGCTCGCCGCCGAGCTTGCCCGCGTAGACATTCCGTTGTACCGGGTGTCGTCAGGCAACCTGCGCGCGGACACTCTGGACCCGGAAGCGCGATTCGTTTCGGTGCCATGGTTCACCTTGGCGCCCAAGGCTACCGAGGTGCCTGTTTATGGCGTATGCGAACCCTGCGGCGGCTCCGGCCGTGGACCATCTGACGAGCCTGATTCATGTTCGGTGTGCGGTGGCGACGGCCGTGGGTCGATCGTGGGCACCAGGCTAGCCACTGCCACTGAACGGCACGGCATGGGGCGCCGCCAGTGCACCAGCGAGTACAAACTCAAGCCGATCAAGGTCAAGGTGCGCGAGCTGCTGGGCTACCCGCACCCGACACCGGTACCGCGTGATGTGTTCGCCGAGCAGTGGATCGGCTTCTCTACCGACGAGATCCACCGCGTACGCGACCGGCTGGACGTGAACTACTCCCGGCCGCGTTACCCGCTGCTCGATCTAGGCATGTCCCGCAAGGACTGCCAACGCTGGCTGGAGCGCGCCGGGTGGGGCCACACCGCCAAGAGTGCATGCATCGGGTGCCCGTTCCACGGCAATGCCCAGTGGCGGTACATGTACGAGCGGCGCGATATCTGCGCGACGTGTGGCCATTCCCGCGATGACCATTGGCGCGGTTTCGACGAACCGAAGGCGTGCGCGCATCTGTACAACCGGGACCAGCCCGAAGAGATCGCCGATCTGTGCATGTGTAAGCGGTTCCACTCCCTCTGGGACGACGCGGTCGATTTCGACCGCCGCATCCGCAAGGGCGGCGCCTCGGCCAATCCACTCGACGGCGAGGCGTTCCTACACCGCTCACGAGTTCCGTTGGACCAGGCGCCGATCGACCGCGTGACGCGTGCCGAGTACGCCGACATGCAGCTCGACCTATTCGAGGATGGCGACCCGGACGGCTGCTCACCGTACGGCTGCCGCAGCGGGGAGGTGGCCTGATGTCCGCGCGTAAGTACATCTACCGCGTGGTTGTCGACGAGTGGCCGACCAAGGACGGCATGCCCTTCATCGAGCAGGATTGGCGCTGGTGGGAGCAGATCGTCGAGTACTTTCACAACCCCGACGGCGATGACCCGTCGCCCTCCTGGCTGCCCGATATCACCGAGTACCTGGAAGACGAATGGCCGAACGCCGGCTGGGACAACAAGCCACGATTCACCCGCCTTGTGTGCGAACCCGGAGACGAGCCCGACTACCCGAACGGATACCGGGGCTACGACGACCAGCCCGTGATCGCCGTGCCCATCGCTCCTGCCCGCCGATTCATGCAACGGGCCCAACCAGATGCGGCGGCAAAACAGCTGCGGGAGTGGGGATGCAAGGCACACGTGGAACGCGCCGCCCTTGGTGATTGGGAGGTGGCCTGATGCCCAAGCGAATCCAGCGCAAGCGTACCGCGGGTTGGCGGATGCCCGAGGGCGCTATCTACGTCGGGCGGCCGACGAAGTGGGGCAATCCATTCCAGGCCGGGGGCGTCGCCCATCGTCGCCTTGTCGGAGTCATCACGCCGATGTCCATCACGGGCCCGGGCCGCGCCGCCCGGTTCTACCGACAGTGGGTCACCGATCCGTATGCCGCGTTCATCACTGGGCAGCGGCGCCTGACTCCTGGCGAGATCCGCGCCGAGCTTGCCGGCCGCGACCTCGTGTGCTGGTGCCCGCTCGATCAGCCGTGCCATGCCGACGTGCTGCTCGAAATTGCTAACTCCACAACCGAATCGGAGGTAACGGCGTAATGCCGCATTTCAAGGTCAGCGACGACTCACACTCGCACCCCAAGGCGATCATGGCCGGGGATGCGGCGTGGGGCATGTGGAACCGCGCTGGCTGCTGGTCGATGGCCTACGGCACAGACGGATTCGTGCCCGAGTGGTGGGTCAAGCAACAGCCGCAGGGCACGGTCAAGGCCAAGGCGCTCATCGGTGCCCAACTGTGGCGCCGAGGCGAGTACGAGGGCGATCGGCCGGAATACCGAGGGCAGAAGGGCTACACGTTCCACGAGTGGCGTCAGGACAGCTACGAGAAGGTCGAAGCTGACCGCGCGAAGTGGCGTGACAAGAAGGCCAACCAACGCGGCTCGGTTCCCCGCGTGTCCCCCGGGGACAAACGGGGGGACAACACCGGGGACACCCGAGGGGACTCCCGCGAGAGTCCCGGGTATATACCCAATACCCAATACCCAAAGAACTCTGGGGAACCTAAGAGCGTTAGTCCCGACTCGACCGAGCGCGAGCCGCGCAGCGCACCCGTGACGCCAGCAGCCAATCGGCTTGTCAGCGAGCACATCCCCGCCAAGCACCCCGCGGCTGTCCGAACCGAACTGCGCCTACAGGCATCCGCGCTGCTAAAGGACGGCCAATCCGAGGAGCTGGTCGGCGCGGCGCTCGCGCTCTGGACCACCAAGAGCCTCCACCCGAAGACCCTGCCCAGCTTGGTATCCGAGCTGATCAACGGCCGTAGTTCACCAGTCCCCGGCGCCGTCCGGCCCGTGCAATCGACCTCCGACCAGCGCGTTGCGCAGGTCCAAGCACTCAAGAACTCCACCACCAACCGATTGGAGCTGACATGAACCGCAACGACGTGATCGACGTGCTGACCGCCGTGGCCGCTGCCGACCGGCGCACCGTGGGCGAGACCGATGTCGACGTGTGGCAAGCCGTGATTGGCGATCTCCCGCGCAATCTCGCCCTCACGGCAGTGCGAGACCACCTCCGGGAGAATCCGGGCGTCTGGCTCGAACCCGGGCACGTCTACGGGCGCGTCAAGGTCATGCGGCGAGACCAGATGGAACGCGAAAGCCGTGAGGAACGCGAAGCTCGCCAGGCGCAACTGGAGGCCAAGTCGGTCGAGCCGATTGCCCGGCTCGCGCAGCACCTCGACCTCGATGTCGGGCTCAAATACCAGCGCCGCGGGGCAGACCAACGCCCCGAGCTGAGTGTCCGGTGCCCGTACCCGCCATGTGCCGCCGGGGTCGGCAAGCCATGCTGGAACAGCGCTACCGGCAGTGAGCGCAAGGACTTCCACCCCTCGCGCTCCGAGGCAGCGAGGGCAGTCGCATGAGCGCCGCCGGCAAGATCCCGAAACTGGCCAACCCCCAATCTCCCGCAGTCCTGGCCGCACTGCGCATCCAATGCCCCACATGCAAAGCCCTACCCCAACAACGCTGTCGGGGACTGAACTACCGGATCGTTCACTTCGCCCGCTGCGCCTTCAAGGAGATCTGATGAGCTTCGAGGCGAAATTCCAGGGACGGTGCGGTGACTGCGACGGCGAGATTCGCCCGGGCGACGAGGTGCGGTACACGTACCCGGACCGCGAGTTAGTGCACGATCGATGCCCTATCGAGTCAGGCTCGACCGACGTCTGCCCGGCCTGCTGGACCATTCACGCCGGGGAGTGCGCATGACCATCGTCCTCGGTATCGACCCGAGCCTGCGTAGCACCGGTCTGGCCGTGCTGCGCGACGGTGCGCCCGCCGCACTGCACTCGATCGGCTACGGCGGCCACGACGGCGATTCGTACGCAACCCGCAGCCGGCGCGTTCGCGCCGTGTGCCGATCGGTCATCGAGTGGGCGCTGCGCGACGGCCCGCCCGATCTGGCCGTCATCGAGGGGCCGGCCTATGGCCAATTCCTGCCCTCGACGTTCGATCGCAGCGGGCTATGGCACGGGCTGTACGGCGCGCTGGACGCCAAAAAGGTTCCCGTTGCGGTAGTTCCCCCGCAGACCCGCGCCAAGTGGGCCACCGGCAGCGGACGGGCCGAGAAAGGCGAGGTTCTGGCCAACGTCCGCGAGTGGTTCGAGCCCCGCGTCAAGGTACTCAACCATGACATCGCCGACGCCGCGGTGCTCGCGCTCATGGGCGCTTTCCACCTCGGGGAGGCAATGCCGTTCACGGTCAAGGAACGTCACTACGCAGGACTGGAGGCAGCGGCATGGCCGAAGTGAGCGACGCACAGAAGCTCACCGCAAAGGTAGTTCGGATGCATGAGCGCAACCCATGGGGTCAGCACGACGGGTGGTGGGAGTGCTTCTGTGGCGCGGTGTATTCACATGAACACGTTGCCGCCGAGATCGAAAAAGCCTTTGGGAGACTCACGCAGGAACACCGGACTCTTCATAACGGTTGGGTACAGCCAGGCTACGGAGCCTTTTACTACGCGCAAGGTCTAACGCCACCACCGGCTATCATCACCAATCAGGTCCGTTGGGTATCGACGTGGGCCGAGGTCTCCGAGTGACCAAGTGCCGCAAGTGCTCCCAGAAGTGCGATCTGTACCTGTGCAACGACTGCATAGACCAACTACAGGAACACCTCACCGAGATCGCCTGGCTGATAGGCGAACTGGAGATCACACTCACCGGCCAAGACGTGCTCACCACCGGATCGGTCGGTCAGTCCAGCGAGGAACCAAGCCCAATTCGGTTCGATTCGCAGGGCAACCCGAACACCATCGGCGACCAAACGCGCAACGCCGTCGCCACATGGGTACGTGACCTCTGCGAGACGCGGCGGATCGAATTCGAGCCGGTGCGCGTCGTCCCGCTCGACTTCATCGGACCGCTACCCGATGAACGCTGGCGGCGCCTACCGAGGCGGTACCAGCCCACCGCGGCCGACGCCGCCGAATGGCTCGCCGAGCACGTGCACGCCATCGCGGCCGACCCCGGCGCCATGCGGTGTTTCAAGGAAATGGCCGACCTGCGCGCCAATGCCCTGCGCATGATCAACCGGCCAGACCGCCATTTCGCCGGCCCCTGCCCCACCATCAAGGCGTACTCGCGCACCGGCAAGCCCATCGAATGCGGCAAGTTCCTGTACGCCGCTACCGACGAGCGCAGCATCACATGCCCGGCATGCAAGCAACCGGTCGACGTGCAGCGCAACCGTCAACGCGCATGGCTGGAAGGCGACCGACTCACCGAGCGCATCTTGCTCAAGCGGCTCAAGGACATCGAGGAACCCGTCTCCGAGCGCCAGCTCTACCGCTGGCTCAGGCAGCGCAAGCTTGCCCCCGTCGGCTGGCTACACAAGGGCGTGTTCGTTGAGCACTACATCATGCGCGGAGACCCACGGGTGTTCAGCCTGCGCGCCGTACGCGAGCTGCGCGCCGCGGAGCTTAGAGCGGGGCGAGTCGAGACCGCTGATGCAACATCGGCGGTAGAGATTCTCCACGAAATGTTGCAAACGGAATCGGCAACCAGCACCGAACCCGAACTGGAGCCGCGCCGGCACTTCTCGCGCACGTACGGGCAATCCAGCACAATCGACGCATGCGAGTGCTAATCACCGAACCTGACGACACCGAGAAGCTGATAGAGCTTGCTGTGATCCCAGGGAAAGGTGAAGAGATCAAACACGACGGCGCGTACTTCACCGTCAACCATGTGATCCACTTCCCCCTGCCGGCCGAGTATGCCGCGCATTTGTTCCTCGACCTGTCCGGTGATCAGTGAACCCCGTTGTCGGGGCGCAGTAGTACAACTGGCAGATGGCACGCCCGCCGCGCGATAAGTTCCCCAACGCGTACGTCGGTGACCTTGTTGAAACCCCGACAGGCTGGGCCGTCGTCACACCCCTCTACTGCCCCAACTGGCACAGCATCGACCAGCCAGGCTGGAAACACAGCACCGACCTATGTGACTGCGGCACCCGGCACTACACCTGGACATGTCACTGCGGCGCCACCATCTACGCACCCAAGCTCGGACCCAACTGCCAGATCCGCAGCGGATGCGAAGGCGTCATGCCACCCGATCACAGCCGAACATGACGACACTCGCCACGTCTGCCCCTCACGTTACTTGCGTAACACGTCCTGACCTGCGACGATTGGAACTGTCGCAAGTAAACCCTGCCCAAAAAACCCCGGCCTAGCTGGGGTTTTGTCATATCTGAACCTCCGGGCCGGTAGCGACTATCGCGGCAGATTCAGCACCCGGCGTATCCCGGCCAGGTCATCAGCGATCGAAAGCAACACCTTGGCCTTGGCTACCGCCAGATTGCGGTCCACGAGCGCTCGAACTTCCTCGTCGTCGCCCTCTTCGATCTGACCCTCGCACCAGTCAATCCGGTTGCGTGCCTGGTCTCGCAATGTGTGGGTCTCGCTGCTCGTAGTCATGCGCGCGATGCTATGGGCTGCAGGCTTCGCGCGGCCCAGGATTGGGAAGGTTTGCGTTCTATGCCCAGCGCACCGCCGCGCGTATGTAGCCGCTGCCATAAGCCGGCGCCCAAGGGCCGGCCGTGCTCGTGTCGTCCGGCGTGGGAAGGGTCCACCCACGACAGCGGCAATGACCGACGCTGGCAGGGCGTGCGTGATGCCTACCTGGCCACACACCCGCTGTGCGAGCGCCCGGGCTGCCCACGACTGGCCGACGACGTAGACCACGTGACACCGCTGGCTGAGGGCGGCGCCAAGTACGACCCGCGCAACTTCATGGCCCTGTGCGAGGACCACCACAAGGCCAAGACCAACGCCGACGCACTGCGTGGCAAACATCGTCTACGGACAGCAAACTCGTATGCACCGAGGCGTGCATAAATATTCAGAGGTTTATGCATGGCGAATAGCCCTCTTGGATGCATATTCGCAGGTCAGAGAGGGTATAGGGGTGAATATCGCTCTGACCAGCACATATGCGACTCGCCGCGGTAGGCGAAGATTTTTCTGCACAACATTCATGCAAGGGGGGGTAATTATGCATAAACCCCATGGCGTGCCAGCAAATGGCCTCCCTGTACAGCAAATAGGTGGTGAGTGATGCCCGCACGGCAGCCTGCGAAACTGCTCTTGCTCAGTGGTCGCGGTGAGGGCCAAGACAGTGCAGGTCGGCCGGTTGCGCAGCCCCCGGCGTTCAAGCGTCTGGCACCTAACCCGCCGACCTGGCTCTCTCCCGAGGCAAAGGCCGAGTGGCGTCGCGTTGCCCCTGGTCTGGTGCGTCTTGACCTGATCAAACCGGAGGACCGCGCGACGTTGGCCGCGTATTGCGAGACGTGGGCGCGGTTCGTCGCGGCGACCAGGGATGTGAACGCCAACGGGATCACGGTGCGCAACGAGTCGACCCGCAAGGACGGCAGCACGTCGGTGTGGTGGACGAAGAACCCCGCGGTGGCGGTGGCCGAGCAGGCGTCCTCGCGATTGCTGCAGTTCGCCAACCACTTCGGTTTGACGCCGGCCGCTGAGCGCAACGTGTCCAAGCGAGACGACGATCGTGGCGAGTTCGAGGCGAACCCGTTCGCGGGTGCAGCCGACGACGACTGATAGCCCTTGGGCTGACGCGGATCTCGATGCACTCAAGCTCAGCCCCGAGGTGGCGTGGTATCTCCAGTCACGCGGCTATCCGGTCCCTGACTGCCCGCCGCTGATCAAGACACCGGAGCCGCGGGAGGTTCCGGGGGCGCGGTTCGATCCCGAGCGCGCCGACAAGGTAGTTGCTGCGTTCCGGCAGTTGCGGCACACCAAGGGTAGATTCGCTGGTCAGCGCTTCGATCCTGACGTGTGGCAGGTGGCGTACATGATCGCCCCGGTTGCTGGCTGGGTGCATCGCTCTGTCGATTCGGGCGCCTGGGTGCGGATCATCACGCAGGCGTATTTCGATATGCCGCGCAAGAACGGCAAGAGCACGACCGCGGCCGGGTGGGGCATCTACCTGACGGCGGCCGACGGCGAGTTCGGCGCGCAGGTGCTCGCCGCGGCGACGACCAAGGAACAGGCCGGGTTCGTGTTCGAGCCGATCCGGCAGATCGTCAACAAGTCGCCCGGCTTGAAACGGCATCTACGGGCGCTGCAAGCGAAGATCACCCATGCGGCGTCGGGCTCGTACTTCAAGCCGATCGCCAACGCCGGTGATGCGCAGCACGGCGCCGACATTCACGGCGCGATCATCGACGAGCTGCACCTGCACAAAGACATGGTGCTGATCGAGGCGCTGGAGACCGGCACCGGCTCTCGTGAGCAGCCACTCATCATCTACATCACGACCGCCGACGCCGGCCGCCGGCACACGCCGTACGACGAGAAGCGCTCCCTGATCGAGAAACTGGCCCGCGGGGTGCTCAAGCGGCCAAGCACCTACGGCGTGGTGTTCGCCGCGGAGAAGCCCGAATACGAAAACGGCAAGCTGGTCGGGGGCGATGACCCGTTCGCCGAATCGACGTGGCGCAAGTCCAATCCCGGCTACGGAATTAGCCCGACGAAGCGGTACATGATCGAGGCCGCGGAGAAGGCCAAGGACTCACCTGCCGAGTTGGCGCGGTTTCTGCGGCTGCACTTGGGTGTTCGGACCAAACAGGAGACCCGGTATTTCGAGGTCGAGGATTGGGACGCCAACGCCTCGATCGTGGACCTGTCCCGGCTGGCCGGCCGGACGTGCTACGGCGGGCTGGACTTGGGCTCGACATCGGACCTGACGGCGCTGGTGTGGGTGTTCCCGACCGAGGACGGCGCTTTCGAGGTACTGGCCCGGCATTGGGCGCCAGAGGATTCCATTCCGGCGCTCGACGAGCGCACCGCCAATGCTGCGTCGACGTGGGTCAAACAAGGCTGGCTCACCACTACCCCGGGCAACGTGACCGATTACGACTTCATCGAGGCGCAGATCGGCCGGGACCGTGACGAGTTCCTGGTGCAGGAATGCGCCTACGACCGCTGGAACGCCAACCAGCTGATCAACAACCTGACCAGCGACGGCGCCCCAATGCTCACCATGGGCCAGGGCTTTGCCTCGATGAGCGCGCCGACCAAGGATCTACAGCGGTTGATCCGCATCGGCGCCCGCACCGACGAGAACGGTTTACCAATCAAGCCGATGATCCGCCACGGCGGCAATCCGCTGTTGCGCTGGGAGATTGACAACTTCGCGGTGGCCATGGACCCCGCGGGAAATGTGAAGCCGGATAAGGCCAATGCCGGCGACAAGATCGACGGCGTGGTGGGACTGATCATGGCGCTTTCGCGTGCGCTGGCCGCCAAGGAATCCGAGACGAGGAGTGCATATGCAGACAATGACTTTGTCGCGCTGTGAGGCGGCGGGCCGGTGGGTCTAGCCTCATGGCTCGGGTTCGCGCCCAAGCCTTCTCAGATTCCGAGCATGCCGGCGCGGCCGACGTACGAGCTGATTCCCGAGGGCATGAGCTTGGACGAGTACTTGACCAGCATCATGCACCAGCCCGTCGAGAAGCTGTACCGCGAGCAGCCGCACTTGCGCACCCTGGTCGGATTCGTCTCGCGCAACATCGCACAACTGGGCATCCACGTCTTCGAGCGCGACGCCGAGGACGGACGCAACCGAGTCCGTGACAGCCCGCTCGCCGAGCTGCTGCGCGACCCCAACGACGATATGACTCAGTTCGAGCTGATCGAGGCCACCGTTGCCTCGCGGATGCTCTACGACGAAACGTATTGGTACGTCGGCCGCGACAACAACGCACCGACCGGTTGGGTTATCCGGCACATCCCGACGACATGGGTCATCGGCACCATCGGGCGGACGGCATTCAACGTCGCCAAGTACAAGGTGGCGATCCCGGGGACATCTGGGCAGTGGACCGAGATCGACGCCTCCGACATGATCGTGTTCCACGGCTGGAACCCGGTCGACCCGAGGTCTGGCGTTTCTCCGGTGCATTCGCTGAAAGCGATTCTGGCCGAACAGATCCACGGCCAGGTATTCCGTGACCAGATGTGGAAGCGCGGCGGCCGGGTCGGCACGTATCTGACGCGCCCCGAGACGGCGCCCAACTGGACCGAAGCGGGCCCGGACGGTGTTTCGCCACGCAAGCGATTCATCCAGCAATGGAAAGACTCGTACGCAGGTGACAGCGCGACCAACGCCGGCGGGACGCCGCTGCTTGAGGACGGCATGCAACTCAAGGCAATCGCGTTCAACGCCAAGGAAAACCAGTGGGCCGAGGGCGTGAAATTGTCGCTGGAGACTTGCGCGCAGGTGTACTTCGTCAACCCCACGATGGTGGGCATTCTCGACAACGCGAACTACGCCAATGTGCGCGAGTTCCGCAAGGCGCTCTACGGGGACAACCTCGGTCCCGAGATCGAGCGGACGGTGCAGCGCATCAACAAGAAGCTGGTGCCGAAGCTGGCCGACCCGCGAAACGTGTACTGCGAGTTCAACCTACAGACGAAGCTGGCCGGCTCGTTTGAAGAGCAGGGCGACATGTTGCAGAAGGCCATCGGTGGCCCGTACATGACGCGCAACGAGGGGCGCGCACGGCTGAACATGCCGCGCATCGACGGCGGCGACGAGCTGATCGTCCCGCTGAATGTCACCGCCAACGGTGACCAGAATCCGGTACCCGCAGGCAATGAGCCAACCGACCCGAACGAGGGAGATAAGAGCAATGGCCGCCACATCAACGGACACGATTTGCATGTCCACTTCTGACGACCTCGCCGCAAAACTCGGCCCACACGCCGACGCCGGCACCAAGGCCGTGGTCGTGAAGTTCAAGACCGACGGTCTGGAAGAGGGCGAATTCATCGGCTACGCCAGTGTTTTCGGCAACAAGGACAGCTACGGCGATGTGGTGCAGCCGGGCGCGTTCACGAACACGCTGGCCGACTGGAAAGCCAAGGGTGTCCCGATCCCGCTGCTATGGGGCCACAACACCGCCGACCCCGATTTCAATCTCGGCGAGATCATCGAGGCCACCGAGGATGACCGCGGGCTCAAGGTTCATGGCCGCCTGGACATGGAATCGCCCAAGTCGGCGCAGACCTATCGGCTACTCAAGTCGGGCCGGGTCAATCAGATGTCATTCGCCTATCGCGTCGTCGACGGGGCGTATGTCCAGCCCGAGGGCGAGGACAAGACCTGGCGGGATGCCTACTACGAGCTGCGAGAACTCGAACTCTACGAGGTGTCCATCGTGCCGATTGGCGCCAATCAGGAGACCGAGATCTTGGCGGTCAAGGCAGCCACCAGCGCCATGGCGGCCAAGGCCGAGCGCGTGCTGTCGGCCAAGAACGGACAGGCGCTGCGCGGTGCGCTTGCTCAGGCCGAAGAGATTGTGGCCGCTCTCAAAAGTGTGCTGCCGGATGAGGATTCGGCAGACGAAGAAGACCAGGACCAGACCAGCGGTGAGGAACCGCCCGCCGGGGAGCCGAAGGCTTCGCCGGATGTGGCCACGCCGGACCCGTCCGTCTACCTGGCGCTGTTAGCAATCAACGAAGCCTGAAAGGGGCAAATGGGATGAATCCCAAGGAAAAGCTCGCAGCGCTGATCAAGGCGGCGCGTGAGGTGGCCGAGAAGGCCAAGGGTGAGAACCGGGCACTAACCCCGGAAGAGCAGACCGACCTCGATGCCAAGATGGGCGAGATCGACCAGCTCAAGTCCGACATCGCCGCCGGCGAGAAGTCGGCCGCGACACTGGCCGCGCTCGACGCAATGGCCGGCGAGATCCCGGGCGACGTCCAGCCGGGCGGTGACGAGCGGGGCGCGAAGTCCCTCGGCGAGCACTTCGTCAAGCACGCGCATGCGAGCATGATCGAGAAGAAGGGCCAATCTAACGTCACTGTCGGGGCGCCCGAATATCTCGGCGCGAAGGCCGCGACCGATAGTCACGTCGTCGGCGGCTGGACCGACGGTGTGCCGTATCTGACGGATTTCGATCGAACCATCGTGCAGGCGTATCGAATTCGCCTTACGATCGACGACCTTCTCGCGCAGGGCACCATCTCGGGCAACGCCATCTCGTATCTCGTCGAGGACGCGATGGAAGGCGACGTGGCACCGGTCGCCGAGGGCGGGGCGATGCCACAGGTCCACTTCGTCAACCCGACGCAGAGGACCGACGCACTCAAGAAGATCTCTGGATTCATCGACCTCACCGACGAGTTCATTGACGATGCCGACTTCCTCAAGTCGGAAATCGACACCCGCCTGCTCTACCGGCTGGCGTATGTCCAGGAGCAGCAGCTGCTCAACGGCAGCGGGGCCGGGCAGAACATTCTCGGTGTGCTGAACCGGTCCGGTCTGCAGACCGAAACCTCGGCCGGCCCGGAGGACAACTTTGAAGCCATCTTCCGTGGCATGACCAAGGTGGACACCAACTCGGGGTTGCCGGTAGACGGTCTGGTCATCCACCCGAACGACTACCAGAAGTTCCGCCTGTCCAAGGATGGCAACAAGCAGTACTACGGCGGCGGCCCGTTCGCCGGCCAGTATGCCAATGGCGGCGGAATCACGCTCAAGCCGCCGCTATGGGATCAGAAGACGGTGATTACCCCGGCCATCGCTGAGGGCACCGTAGCCGTGGGCTCGTGGAAGCTGGCGGCGACCGCGTACCGCAAGGGTGGCGTTCGCGTCGAGGCGGCAACGCAGCATGCGTCGAACTTCACCAGTGGCAAGGTGGTGATTCGCGGCGTGGTCCGTCGGGCTCTCGCTGTTCGCGTGCCGCTCGGCTTCTGCAAGGTCTCGCTCGACTGGACCCCGTAGTAGACCGCTGAGCGCTGTTGCGGCACTGAGGGATTCCCCAGTGCCGCAACAGCGCAGAGTGTCACATCCCCCATCAATCGAAGGAGAAGCAATGGCCCTGAAGGAATACACCCTGACCACGGTCCACGGGAGCGAGACGACCGTGCAGCTGGATGCCGAGGATGTCGAGCGCTACGGCGATCGCGTCAAGCCCGTCAGCGCGAAGTCCAAGCGCGCGGCGAACAAGGCAGCGACACCCGAGAGCAAGACGACGCCGCCGCAGAATGAGGGCGCCGGATCGCCCGCGCCGAGCGCGTAGGTTCGATGCCCGAACTCACACCCGCCGATGTCGAGCGGTACACGCGAAAGCGGCTCGACAAGACGGACGCTGAGACCGAGCGGCTGCTAGCCGTGGGACTGTCCGCTGCGCGGCAGTTCTGCGGCTGGCACGTCACCCCGGTCAAGGAAAACCACGAGGTCGAGTTGGACGGGCCCGGCGGGCGCCTGCTGGCCCTTCCCACCCTTAGGCTCGTCACACTGACTGAAGTCACCGAAGACGGTAAGACACTGGATGTTTCGGGCCTATACGTATCCAAACGCGGGCTAGTACGCAAGAAGAGCGGCGGCTTTTGGTCGCCGCATTACGGCGCGATCACCGTGACCATGGACCACGGCATTGACGACGACGATGCCGGCGCATTCAACGCCGCGGTGCTCTCATTCATCGATCGCATGTCGAAAGCCCCGACAGGCGGCGATCCGATCGCGGTGGGGCCATTCCGCTGGGCCGAGCAGAAAACAGTTTCTCGGACGGCGTTTTCCGCTACGGAGCTGGCGATCCTGGAGCAATACCGCCTGGAGAGTCCGGCATGAGCGAGCAGGTGATCCGCCACCGCGGCGGCGGCCGCGACGAGAATGGTCAGCTGACCCCGGCAACCGACACCACCCTGACGGCCATCGCCGTGGCACCTGGCAGCGGCTCGCAAACCGGGCAGGGACACCGCCAAGAGCGGGCGCGCAGCGGCGAAGACATCGCGTGCACGGTCTACTTCAACTCCGGCACCGACCTGATCAACAGCGACGAACTGACGGTACGCGGCAACCGCTATCCGATCATCGTCAATGACTGGATACTCTCAGGGCGAGGCGGCCTGGAGGTGCTGTGCACCCGGGGGCAAGGCTGATGGCGTTCGAGCTCGACCGCGACGGCGGCGCCGAAGTCCTCAAGGAACTCGCCGCGACCGCGATCAAGGATCTGGCAGAGCGGGTTGCCAACGACATCGGCGAGGGCGCCAAGGTCAAGACCTACACCACCGACCGCGCCGCGGCCACGGTGAGTGTGCCCGCCGAGATGCAGGCCAAGGATGGCGTGCTCACCCGTGCCGCCGCGGCGGCCGGACTGCAGGTGCGGCCCAAACCCGCCACCGAGACGCGCAGTCGCGGTACGAGCCGCAAGGCGCGGCCGGAGGCCTCACCCGCGCAGGCGAAGGCCTCCGGCGATGCAAACGAGGCGTGGGTGGCTGCGCGGCGGGCACAACGCAAGGCGGGCCGGTGACGCTGCCTGCGGTGCGAGAGCCCGTCGACGTTGCGCGGCTGATCAAGGACTGGCTCAAGGCCGACTTGGCGGCCCGATTCCCTGAGCTGTCGGTGCGTCTGGAGCTTCCGGCCAATTGGGCGCTCGGCTCTCCCCCGGTGCTGCTGGTCGCCGACGACGGTGCCACCTTGGACATGTGGCCGGCGGCAACCGACCCGACAATTCGCGTCACGTCGTGGACATCGGGCCGCGAGACGAAGTACGCCTACGCCGCGATGCCCCGCTTGCTCACCACCCGGATTCCCGGCCTCGCCGCGATCCTGCCCGGCACCGCGTTCCTCGAGGCGCGCGACTCCAAGACCGGCGGCGACCTGATCTCGTTCACCGTGCGCACCCGAGCGCGCACCCGATAACCGCGCAGAAAGCGCACCGATCAACCCCGTCAAATCTGGCGGGGTTTTTTGTTGGCCCGCAAGGGCTCTGGAGCCCTTAAGGAGGGAATCAACAATGGTTGCAACCATCAATCCCGATGCGACTGTCATCCCGGACAAGGCCGAGGTCTGGCTGATACTGAAGCAGGATGTCCCAGGCGACAACATCACCTCCCTGATCCCGACGACTGCCACCGAAGACCCCGGAACCAAGCGCTGGGAGTTCTCTGGTCTGATCGACGACAAGAAGGGCATCCCGCTCGACCCGTCTGGCGAGGTCAAGGAATACGACGGGTTCGGGCACCCCTCGTTCCGTATCAAGTTCCGCAAGGGCAAGCTCAAGAGCGGTTTCACCGCGCTGGAGTACAACGCCGTTACCCGCAAGGTCGTCCTGCCCGGGTCCACACCCGACAAGCTGGGCATCCCCAAGGATGTGCAAATCTACGTGCTGTACCGGTACGTCGATGAGGACATCACCCGCGTGTGGGTGGCGCTGCGCCCCGCTTTGGCCGAACTCAAGAGCCACGGCGGCATTGTCGACGGCGAACTGTCATTCGCGGAAATCACCGTGCATCACACCGCCGACGCGAACGGGGATGTGTTCAAGTACCTGGACAGCAGCACCGCCGATGATGTCACCAAGACCTTCACTATCGACGCGGGCGTGACTGCCTACACGGCGACGGTGGGTGATGACACCACGGTCTCCCTCACGGCGAAGACGGCGTACGCGTTGCAATCGGCGTTGCGGGACTTGGACTCTGTGCAGGCACTCGATGCGCCCGGCGTGACCGTCGAGGGCCCCGACGGCGGTCCGTTGGTGGCCACCTTCACCGGCCCCGTCCCTGCGGTCTCGGCGACCGGAACCGGCGGCACTGTCACGGTCTTGTAGGCGAAAGCACCCGCCCCGGACGCGAATCGACTCCCGCGTCCGGGGTGGGGCTCCACCTTCGCGAGTCGGCCCCCTCCCCCTATAGTCAAGGAGTCGAACATGACCGCACCACGTAAGAGCGCACCGCGCAAGGCGATTCCCGCTAATGCGCCCAAGCCGCAGGATCGCAAGGCCAAGAAGAGCGCGGCGATTCGTCAAGCCGAGGCCGATGGATATGTGGACATCGAGCAGAACGGGATCACGTTGCGAATCCCATTCGGCGAGGCCGTGCCCCTGGAGGCCTATATGAAACTCAAGGACGGCGACGAACTCGGCGGTACTGAGCTGCTTCTCGGGTCCGAACAGTGGGCGGCGTTTCTGGCAACGAACCCGACCGTGGGAGATTTCGCTGCGATCGGCGCCAAGCTGCTGGAGCTGTCGGGGGAATAATCGGCCTCTTGAGTCTGCTCGACGAGCACGGCGACGAAATAGAGGCCGACCTAGCCCAGTACTACAACGGACTTGATCTCACCGACTTGTACCGCGGCACACTGTCTATCCGCCGTCTCGGTGTTCTGGTGCGCCAACTGCCGCCGCATTCGCGCACGGTAGCGGCTGTCAATGACGGTCAGCCCGGATGGACGATCACCGATCACCTGATCGCCGACGTGTGGGCGGCCATGGTCAAACTACTCGGCGATCAGGACAAGACACCCGCCGACATCGACCATCCGACGCGCGCCGCAATGGTCGCCAAAGCCGTTGCCGCAGCGAAGGAAGCGCTCAAGGCAATGTTCCTCAAACGCAAGAGCGGATATGCCAAGTAGCTACCTACCTGTGAAACCTGTTGTGGAGGTGAGACATACGTGACAACCATCGGGTACGCGACCTTGCAAATCATCCCAGCACTACGGGGCGTGACCGAGGCGATCGACCAGCAGATCGACGGCAAGGTCGTCAACGTCTCTATCACACCCAAGGTTGACCAGAAGGCCGCCGACACCGCGGGCAAGCAGGTCAAGGACACCATCGAGAAGCAGACCACCGATGTTGCGGTCAAGCCCAAGGTCGACCAGCCCGCCGCGGAGACCGCCGGCAAGCAAGCCAAAGAGACGGTCGAAAAGCACACCGGCGATGTCAAGGTCACCCCGAAAATCGAATCCGCGGCGATGGTCAGCGCGGGTGCCGAGGCGGGCGAGCGGGCGGGCCGCGCCATCGGCGAGCAGATCGCCAAGACCATACCCGCCGGGATGCCTGGCATTGCAGGGTCGGTCGGCAACATTCTGCGTAGCGCCCTTCCGGGACTGGGGTCGATAGTAGGCGCGGGCACCGGCGCAGCCATCGTGACGGCGATCCTCGATAAGGTCAGCAAAGGCAACTACACCAAGGCCGGCGAGTCCATCAAGCACAGCCTTGTTGGCGCGGTGGACAAGGCCAACGTCGGCACCGATATCGCCATCCGGCTGGGCAATTCGCTCTCTGGAGGCCTGTCCAAGGCGTCCGACAAGATCACCGCCGTCACCGGCTCGATCACCGGCAGGATCAGTGAAGTCGGCAATGCGCTGACCACCACCAAGGAACTGATCGGCGGGGACGACGCCTGGGGTGCGGGGGCGATCGACACACTGAACAACGCCCTCGGCACCGCAACCCCACTGCTGGAGGGGATGAACGCTGCCGCGGTGCTGGCCTCCGCTGGGGCGAACGCGATCGCGTTGGGCACCAAGGCCGCTGCTGCTGCGCAACGGTTGTGGAACCTAGCGATGACCGCCAACCCCATTGGCTTGGTGGTGACGGCTATTGCCGCATTGGCTGCTGGAATCATCTACGCGTACAACCACTCTGAAACCTTCCGCAAGATCGTTGACGCCGCGTGGGCGGCGATCAAGGTTGCCGCCGAGGCGGTCGTGAAATGGTTTATGGACACCGCCTGGCCGCTGCTCAAGCGGGTGTGGGAAGGCATCGGCGACGGCTGGAGTTGGCTGGTCACCAAGGCTGGCGAGGTCTGGACCGGTGTCAAGGAGAAGTTCACGGCCATAGTCGATTTCGTCAAAGGCATGCCCAGCGCTATCACCAACGCTGCCAAGGGCATGTGGGACGGGCTCAAGAACGGCCTGGTGACGGTGCTCAACTGGATCGGCGATAAGTGGAATGCGGTCGCCGACACCCTGTCTATCGAGGTCGGTGGCACCAAGATCAGCGCGATACCGCACATGCCCAAGTTCGACGGTGGCGGCTACACCGGCAACGTGTCGGCCCAGCAGATCGCGGGCGTGGTGCATGGGGATGAATTCGTTATCAAATCCAAGTCGCGCAAGGGGATTGAGAACGCTTACCCAGGCCTGCTGGACTACCTGAACAATCAGGGCAAGCTGCCCGGATATGCCGGCGGCGGCCTGGTCGCCGGGACCGCACAGCTGCGCAAGATCATCAGCGAGCGATTCGGAATCTCCAATATCGGCGGCTGGCGGCCGGCCGACAAGTACGGGGAGCATTCCACCGGCCGCGCCCTGGATGTGATGACTAGCGATAAGGCCAAGGGCGATGCAGTCAAGGACTTCGCCGTCGACAATGCCTCGGCCATCGACCTGAAATGGGCGATCTGGCAACAGAAACTCTGGTACCCGGGCGGAAGTTCGCAGAAGATGGACGACCGCGGCAGCCCTACGCAGAACCACATGGATCACGTGCACATCTTCTCCGGGCCCGGTATCACCAACGGTCTGCTTGGGTCGCTGAAATCGAAGGGCGGCGACACCGGACAGGGCGTAGCCGCGGGCGTCAACCCGCCGGTCGGCGACACCATGGTCGCGCCCGGCGGCACGGAAGCGGTGAGCGCAACGCCGAGCGGTGGCACATCCTCCGCCGGCGGCGGGGGTTTTGCCCTGCCGTCGTCCATTCCGGGGCTTTCGGGGCTCGGGCTGGCCGGTATGGGTGTCAAGTCACAGATGCCCGGTCAGCCAGAGCGCACATTCGAGTTCGGCAACGCAGCTGCCGCGGCGGTCGGCGGACAAGTGTCCTCCGCGCTCGGGGTGCTCGGTGTTCCTGATTCGCCGGGCTGGCTCAAGGGAATCTCTCAATTCGTCAGCGGCATATCCATCGGTGGCGGTGGTTCCGGTGGTGGCCTTGGCGGCGCACCCGAGGGGGCAGGCCCCGGCGCCAGATTCGGCGGCGCGACCCCCATTGCCGCGTCGGCCGCTGTGCCGGCGCCCGCAGCGCTTCCCGCGGGGACCGTTCACGGCGCGCAGGCCGGGGCCCGGCCGGGGCCGGTCTTCAACACCACAATCAGCGCGTTCAACACCAGCGACGCCGTGTCGATCATGCGGCAGCAACAAGACGAAATGGCGGCAGCGAAATTGAGTAGGTACTGATGGCGGTCGCAACAATCACGCTGGAATCATCCAACGGCGACTCGGTGGTGGTGTCCGCACCCAACGATGAGTACCTGCTCGATGACATCGTGCTCGACACCGATCCGAAAGGTATGTACGACACCGGATTTACGATGCGCACCCAGTCAGGAGCATTCCAGCCCGGCGGGCGGCCGGTCGGCGAAGAGGTACCGATCCGCAATCCGATTCTGCCGTTCTGGCTGACCCCAGCGTCCCGCCCTCGGTTTCAAAAGCTCTGGGGCACCCCGTACAACCTGCGCAAGGTCAAGTGCACATGGGACGGACCTTCGGGCCCGCGGTTCCTGTATTTGAAGCTGGCCAAGGAGATTCAGTACACAACCGAGGATGGTTTCGACGCTGATATCGACAAGGTCTATCACGCGGTGGTCTCGGCGAACGCCTATAACCCGATGTACGAGGGCGTCGAGGATGTTGCCGAGTGGACCAATCCCGGGAACTTCACCGTCTACAACGCCGGCTCGGCGGGCACCTACAAACTCGGATATGCCCATGGGGCGACCGTGGATAAGACCGCAGACCTCGCGGTCGATGCGGACATTGCCGCCATCCAAGCCGCGCTGGAGGCACTGCCGTCCCTTGGGCCTGGCAACGTCACGGTGACGGGCACGCCCAAGCAGTTCACGGTCCGTACCCCGATCACTCATCCCGGCATGCTGACCGTCGACGGCGGCGGGCTGGCGCCACTGGCGTTCTCCATCACCCTGGGCACGCTGTCGTACACCATCACTATCGGCGGCCAGACCACCGCGCCAATCTCCTTCATCTCGTCAGCGACCTCGATTCGGCAAGCCATCGAGCAGCTTTCGAACATCGGGACTGGCGGGGTGTCGGTCACCGGCACCTTCTTCGGGTACGTGCTGTCGTTCACCAGCGGACCGCTGGCCGGGTTCCTGACGGCGCTGTTCACGGGCAAGACCACCGCTGTTGCGCCGGTGATCCGGGTGGTGGCCAACCCGAACACCGGATGGTTCGACGTGTGGAATCCCACTGATCAAGACCTGTGGCCCGAATGGGAGCTGGACCCCGCGATTCAATGGCAGTTCCCGGACTTTGCATTCGGTCAAGAACGCAAATGGAACCGCCCGGTGGGCGCGGATGCGGCCCGCATGATCGTGACCCCGCAGCTGACCCAACTACTGTCCGTGATGTCTGACCCGTTCATGGATACCTACGTGTCTGCGGACCTGTCGAATGCCGCTGGCCTGTTCAACGGGGTTGAACCGCTCTATCCGGTGCCCCAGTACACCGGCACCGCCGATGATCCGGTGGTGGTGCCGGTCGTGTGCCAGGGCCCCTCGGGAGCGAAGGCCACCTTGCGGCAGCGCCGTTTCTGGTCAGCAGAAAGCGGACTTGAGGCGTGAGGGTAGCGATCGCAGGTGCCGCCGTAGCGTTCCTCATTCAGTCCGCTGCGCTAGCCGCTGGTGCGTTGTGGGCGGGCTGGTGGCTGCACAAGTCCGCAGCAGATCTTCTGGGGACACCACAACCGAAGGTGCCACAGGGAGGCCTGCAGCTCCGCGTCGTCGGCAACTCCAGTGAAGTTCAACGATGACCGTCGCAACTTTCGCCGAGCCGTTCACCGGCACCGATCACGACGACTTCGCGGCGTGGGCGCGGGAGGTACGCGAGTACCGCATTGAGCGCGCCTACGACCCGCCGCACATTGAGCTTTACGACGGGGATTGGGTCTATCGCGGCACGGTGCGCGGCGAGCTGGGCGGGCGGGTCAATCCGATCGTCAACCAGACCGGGACTATTTCGCTGCGCCTACCTATCGATCTCGACGACCGGCGCGGCACGTGGCCGGCGTTCTGGGCCCTGGACGAAGAGGCGCGCGGCACCAGCAATATTCACGTGATCGTCGAGACCATGGGTGCCCGCATCGGCGGCCGGATGAAGGCCAAAGACGGTGTGCATATTGAGCGTGGGGCCACCGGAGACGTGGTGGTCATCGACTTTCTGGATGACATCGAAGAGCTGAAATTCGTTCACACAGCGGGCAATCCGTTCCTACCGTTGTCACTAATCCAGCAGCCGAAGGCGTGGATGCTGCTCGCGCAAGCTGATCACGGAATCCTGCTGACAATGGCAGCGAATCTACTTCGGTTGCAGCTGACCAACATTGACATCGGCACCCTGTTCAAACTGCTCGACCCGGCCAACTGGAACATTCCCGAGCTGGTCGACATATTCCTCAACATCTGGCAGCAGTCGCAAATCGTCATCGTGCCACGCACGTTCGGCGATTCGGTGGCCCCGCTGTCGCTGGTCGTCGGCAGCATCAAGACATCGATCTTCGACGTGGCCGCGCCGATCATGGAAGACGCAGAGCTGCAATGGGATCTGAGGCGCTGGAAGACCGGCGACCCCGAACCGTGGCCGGGCGCAGGCACCAACTGGCGCAACGGCACCCTGTTCGTCCGCATCGTCAACAAGTCAGGGTTCCGCACCGGCACATCCATCGGCGGCAACCTGGCCACGGGCCTGACCCGAACAATCGCCGATGTGCTGTCCAACCACGTCGAGGACAGCTACAACCTGTTCACCGGGGAGACCATCGACGAGACCGGCTACCGGCTCCCCGGCATCCTCGGCACGCAGGCCGCGCACCCCTACGTGGTGTACCGCGACGGCGATATCACCGGCATCCAAACATCGGACTTCTCGCGCTCACCGGGCGGCGCCGGCCGCATCACCGTGGGCGGCCAGTCGATGCCCGGTGTCAACGAATTGATAAGTGCCGCAATTCAGTACGGCGGCGATGTGCTCGGCGACAACATTTCGGCGGCGATCAGCGCGGGCGTCGGGTTCACAGTGTCGGTCGGCTCCCTCGGCGGTGCGATCGATTCGTTCCTCAACCCGATCTACCGAGATTCGATCCTGGCGCACATGTCGGTTCCGCTGCTACTGCGGACAAGCCGTCAGGGGTGGGGTCATTACCTGGAGACCACCAGCACCAACGTCACCCAGGCGTTCACCGCGGCGAGCGTGATGGACCTGCGCAGGCGCCGGCGTGAGACCGACCCCGACACCTCATTCACGCTGACCGTCGCCAACGCCTCGCCGTGGCTCATCGGCGACAACGGTTTCGGGCATTGGTGGCTGGGCGATCGTGTCGGCGGCACCAGCAAGTACCTGATGCCGCGGGTGTTCGTGCGCCGCTGCCGGTCTCTGGACATCAATTGGGGTGAGCACCGGCCGTTGACGGTCGAGGGCACCTTCGGGGACACCCGCCAGGAAAAGGACGCGATCGAGCGCATGGCCGAACTGATGAGCCGCACCATGAGCGGCCTGCAACAGATAGGACTGTGGTGACAGAGGGTATCTCGCCCGAAGAGGCGCAAGCACTGGCCGACAAGGTTGTCGAGTCGCAGGTCATCCCGAAGAAGATCCCGCCGGTCGATGACATCGACGGCCAGGTCAAGGCCCTAGGTGGTGCGCTGGCCTCGGCGCTGCTGACTGCGACCGAATTGCCGTTGACGGTGATGCAGCCAGTTGTCGCCGACCTGGCCGCCCAGCTGGTAGCACTTGGCATCCGCCAGACCGAGCACATTGACCCGACCGCGGTGCACGCGCCGGCCTGGATCACCGATGGGGTACGCCAGGAATCGATCAAGCTGCCCGAACAACCCCAGCACACCGAATCCGATCCGCATGTGGAGATGACCGCCACCGCGCCCAAGTGCCCCAAGCGCATACCCAAGGCAGCCAGGGCGGTGCGGCGATGACCACACCCGGTGGAGTGCCCAACCTTCCCGCGGGCGGGATGACGCTGGAGACCCTGGCCCAAAAGCTGCAAGACATGACGCCCGGGGCGATGCGCAACCGGGCCGCCGAACGCATGCCCGGCACGTTCCACGGCTCCACCGGCGGTGACCCGCTGCAAGACCTCTCGCCGTTCGGGATCTTGACGAAGCTGTTCGCCGGATTCAACTCCCACGTCGCCAACGCCGACCCGAACGACATCCAGAGCCCCGAGGACCTGCCCGGCCTACTGGTCGACTTCATCGAAAGCCTGCCCGTCATCGGCCAGTTCGTCGGCCTGGCCGAGGCGATCATGGGCACCTACGACGGCGACGACGAAACGCTGCTGGCAATTCAACAGATCTTCATGCCGATACGCCGACTGCTCCAGCTCGCCTCTGGACAGGACGTTGGCTGGCCCACCCTAGAAGAGATTGAAGAGGGTTGGGAGGATCTGTTTGCTGCCATAGTCAAGGCGGCGAGTCAGTTCTTTAAGGGCGTGATCCCGGTGTCGTGGATCGCCGACGTGATCGAGGATCTGATTCAAGGCGCTGGCCAGTTCTTGAATGCAGGCGCCATCGCCGACAATCCGTTCCTGCATTGGGACCCGAATACGCCAGGCAAAGACTCGGGATTCTCCGGGAAGATGACGGCCGATGGGACTTGGCAATCGGTGCGCGGCGAGATTTTCGATGTAGCACCTAAGCAAGTGGTGAAGTTGCCGGCGGCAACGAAGTGGTCGGGCGTAACCGCGACACCAGGTTCGAATCCGATCAAGGTTGGGTTCGTAGCATGGGACGCCGCTGGTAATGCCCTGCCCGATGTCATCACCGGGCAGGTTCAACCCGGTACCGCGTCGGCGCCGTGGCAGGTCATACCAACTACTGATTGGGTTGTGCCCGAGGGGGTTGCGCGCGCAGCGACGATGGTGACGCTCGATGCCGGGGCATTGTCCGGCGATGTGTGGTTCTCGAATATCTCGAGCTATATGGCGAACAAGATGGCACCCGACTTGCTTACGAGCATCGTCGAGGGCGGGCAGAATTTCGCAAGGGATGTGCAGAACGGCTGGGATGCGTTCTGGAACGGGGTTTTTGGCGCCAACGCCACCGGCAAGACCCCTGATGATGTCAAGGCGGCTTCGGCGCATGTCACCGCGGTCGCCAACGACGCGAACGCTGCGGCGCAGTTCGCCTCGTCGATGGTGATCCGGCCACGCCGCAGCCCGCGCTGGATGTCGACTGGCACCCACGACGACGTGTCTTTCCCGATCGCGCTGGCGCAATCGATGTTCACCCCGGCCTTGGGGGACATCACCTACATACCGATCACCCCGGACACCGACCGCGTGTACAAGGCTCTCAAATTCGGGCTGGTCGGCAACGCGATGACCAACCTGTACGTCGGCGTCTACAAGTTTGAATATGACGGAACACTCACCCGGGCGGTCTATCTCGGCGATGTGAAGTCTGCGCTGACCGCCTCGAAGGTGCAGACGTTCGCGGCACCGGGCGGCGTGTCGGTCGGGCGCGGCGAAACCGTCTACCTCGCCGTTCGGCAGGTTGGCGGCACCGCCGGGCAGATGTTCACCACGCCCTCGCTGCTGCAAGTGACCGAGGTGGTGCAGCCGGTTCCGACCTACATCACCGAGAAGAACAACACCGGTTCTGGCCTGCCCGAAACCATCTCGGGGGCGATCGTGCGTTCGGAGTCCGCACCGGCGTGGGGTGCACTCGGGGAGACCCTGTTGGATTCACCGTGGACGGACTACACCGCGCCGGGCTGGTACACCTACCTGTTCGGTGCCGATTCGCGCTACGTCTACATTGCGGGATCGAGCGCCGGTGGCGGTGGCGGTGGCGGTGACGGCGGCTGGGACAAGCCGGGCGAGGGTGGCCGCCGGGGCAACTGGGCGGCGCTGAGTCTGGAGCGCGGTGTCGGGATTCCCTGGGATGTACCCGGTTTGGACGTGTACGTTCCGGCGCCGGGTGCGGGCTCGCCGAGCCGGGAAACCAACGGCAGCCCCGGTGAGGCGTTGATTGTGCGGCTGTCGACCGCGCCGGGCACGGTGCTGTTGAACATTCCGGGCGGCAACGGCGGGCGCCTGGCCTACGGCGGGTTCTTCAACCGCGATCCCGTTGGCGAGGCACAGACCAATTACCCGTTCTTCGGGCGTCTATTCGTCGGCGGCCTGGCGGCCCCGAAAGACACCAACGGCAACAGCCCCGGTGGCGGTGGCGGTGGCGGCGACGGTGGTGTCGGCGGCAATGCGCGGGCAGGCCGTCCGGGCGGGGCCGGTTTCTGCGCGATTAGGACGGCGTGATGACCACAACGACTGCGCGTACCGGCGGCAGATGGTATGGCCGATTCCGCATCACACCCGCGAGCGTCCCGTCACGGGTGGCGGTCGGTACCCCGACGATTACGACAGGGCCACTGACGATCCGGCCGACCAGCGTCCCGTCGCGCGTAGCGGTGGGCACGCCGACGATCACCTGGCCGCAAGACATCCGGCCCACGAGCGTTGCGTCACGCGTCGCGGTCGGTACCCCGAGCTTGATTCCGATCGTCGCCCCGGTCAGCGTGCCCTCGCGTGCCGCGGTGGGTACCCCGACCGTCACCGTCGGGCCGGTCACGATCAGTCCGACCGCCGTGCCCTCGCGGGTGGCGGTCGGTACCCCGAGCCTGGCGCAGGTCATCAAACCTGCCGCCGTACCCTCCCGCGCCGCGGTGGGCACCCCGAGCGTTGCCTACGTGGTCAAGCCGACCGCGGTCCCGTCACGGGCTGCTGTCGGCGCCCCCACCCTGACACCGGGCCCGGTCACCATCGCGCCCACCAGTGTTGCGTCGCGGGTGGCTGTTGGCACGCCGACGATCACTCAGCCCGCCTCGGTCAACTACAACACCCAAGGCGTGGGCACCGAGACAACCAGCTCGCCGGCGACGTGCACCATTTCCCCGAATGCTGGTGATGACGTGCTGGTGTTCTACTCGCTGGGATCGGGGGCGGTCTCGTCGGCGACCTACGGGGCGAGCAACCTGCCGATGATCTGTGCCGGGCAAGCACTGTCCAACGGTGTGTTGATCGCGGCCTACCTCATCAGGAACGTCGCATCCGGTAGCGCGACGATCAATATCAACAAGACCGGTTCGAGCTGGGGGCAGGCCGTGGCCGTGTCCTATGCCGGCGCGCAGGGATTCCGGCCCGCGAAATCCGCTGTCGGCAACGGAACATCGTTCTCCCTGCCCGTCACCGTGCCGCTCAACGGGCGCACCGTGCACGCGTTCACCCCCGGACAGAACAGCACCACCTTGTCGGCGCTGTCCGGCGGCACCAGCCGCTACCTCGACAACGTGGGGTTCTTGACCCAATCGGTGCGTGACGCCGACGCGGCCACAACATTTGGTGGCACGCTCAGCGCGACCCGCGACTGGGCCGCGCTCGGCGTCCCCCTGTGCGCGGTAGCCCCCACCGGGCCTATCCCGAAGTACAGCACCGGCACGGACGCCGACGGCATCAACGGCACCAAGACATTCGATGTCTACACCGCAGTCGGCGATTACGTCTACGCGATCGTCGGACAAACCGGGCCGGGTGATCCATCCGCGGTCACCTGCGCCGGTACCGCCATGACGCTGCTCGACACCCTGACCTGGAACGCCGGATCTGCCACCGGATTCATCAAGATCTACCGCAGCGCCGCAGCGATGACCTCGGCAGGCGCGAAAACCGTGTCGATCACAGCCACCGGCGGCAACTGGTGGCGTGCCTTCGGATTGGCAGTATCCGGGGTTACCGCGCCTTCGGGCACCGTGACCAAGACCTCGTCGACCTCATCGCAACCCACACAGTCCGTCACCTGCGCAGCCAACCAGCTGATCGTGCAGATATTCATCACCAGCGCAGCGGCGACCGGGACCGCGGGCGGGGCGGCTTTGTGGCTGACGCCCGCGGCCGGGCAAGTCTTCATGACCGTCAATGTTGCCGACGAGTCAACAACTTTCACCATCGCCAACACCTCCGTGAACTGGGGCGCGGCAGCCGTCGTGCTCAGTTGACACAACCAGAAAGAGAGAAATACCCAATGGCAAACATCATGTACGACAAGGCATATGAGGCATTCGGCAACGCGCAAATCAACTGGCCTGCCGACACCATCAAGGTCGTTCTGGTGGACACCGGCGGCTACACCCTGAACGCGGCCACCCACGAATTCCTATCGGATATCCCCTCCGGTGCTCGTATCGCCACCTCGGCCGCGCTCACGGGTAAGACGAACGTGCTTGGCGTGCTCGATGCCAATGATTCTTCATGGCCAGGGGTGACCGGTCTCAGCGGTGAAGCGGTGGTGATCTTCAAAGACACCGGCACGGCCGGTACGTCGCGGCTGATCTTCTACCTAGACACGGCCTCGGGGCTGCCCGTGACACCCAACGGCGGCGACATCAACATCAAATGGAACGACGGCACCGACAAAATTGGCCGACTGTGATGACGACATGGCCGGTCAAGGTCGGCGCGCTATGTCTCGCCGTCGCGGGAGCGACAGGGATTCTGACGTTCGTCGTCGCAACCCGCTTTGCGCCCGGCGAGCGCCCGCGCGATCCGCGAATCACACACGGCCGATTCGGGTGGTGACTATGACCACCACTAAAGGCCAAGTAGCCCAACTCATCGTCGCGGAAGCCAAGGCGCGCGGATACACCCGTGATGAGTGCCTTGCCGTGAAATCCACGCTCTACCAAGAATCCGAATGGGACGAGACGGTATGGGACCCGACATACACCACATTCGGTGTCGCACAACAAGACGCCAGCTACCCAGACCGATTCAAGGGCGCAGCGGCACAGGTCAAAGGGTTCTTCGACAAACTCGACATCTGGCGACACAAGCTCGGGGCGAGCCCGGACATCTGGCTCAACATCGCGTGGATGCAGCAGCGCCCGAACTGGCCCAGCGCGCAGTACTGGTACGAGCACGGCCGTCGCGCCTACCTCACCGAAATCAAGTCCCGCATCGCCACCGTTACCCCATACCTGGACAAGTACTGGCCCACAGGAGGAACCGTGCCCACCATCGACAATCGGCCTGCGTTCAACGAATTCGCGATCTGGTCAGAGAACCACTACAACGGCCGAAGCGGCGTCACTATCGATGCCGTATTCGTACACACCAGTGAGGGATTCATAGGCCGCGACGACGCCGCCGAGGCGCTGTCGAAGTGGTACCAGAGCGGTGCGGCACAGGTGTCCTATCACAACGCGATCAGTCAGGCCTCCGACGGTGGTGTGACGGTCGTCGACAACGTAGACACCGACGACGCCGCATGGGCGGTGCTATCGGCAAACAACCGCAGCATCAACTACGTGTTCGCCGGAACATCGGCCACATGGACACGCGAGCAGTGGCTCACCCGGTTCAGCAATGCGATCGATGTCGCTGCCTACCTGGCGGTTCAGGACTGCAAAAAGTACGACATACCCACCAAGGTCATCGCGCCCCCGTACACCGGCCGCATACCCGGTATCAGCGATCACCGCTACGTGACCAAGGTGCTCGGCGACGGCACCCACACCGACGTCGGCGATGGGTTCCCCTGGGACTACTTCGCTGAACGCGTCGCGTTCTGGGCGGGCGGTGGGCAGACCGCGCCACCGACGACGGGCAAGCAGTACCCGAAGGACTACAGCGACCGCGAGCTGCACGAGGCCATCGCCCTTGATGTCCGCGAAATCCGCACGCAGCTCGGGGCCGGCCTCGATCAGTGGGGCGAGGACGGCGACCTCGGCCACAACGCGCAAGGGCAGCGCCGCACTCTGCGCGCCGGCCTGGCCGCACTCATGCGAAAGGTCGGTGCCTGACATGGCCTGGCAACAGCCGCAACTGGCCGACCCGCCCATGGGTCCGACCGATGAAATCCGCAAGCTGCAGCACCGGCTGCTGTTCGCCTACCCCGGCCGATCGGACGCCCATAACCTCGGTGTCATCGAATCGGGCGTCTTCGACGCGGCCACCGACAAGGCGCTGCGCAACATGCAGGAACACCTCGCCGCCACCGAAGACGGGAAATACAACCGACAGCCCGGCGTGCTCACCTACGACTGCAAGACCCGGCTCGGCGTCGTGCTCGCAGCTCCCAAGGCGCCGGCGAAACGGTTCGTGCAGCAGGGCGTCGGGTTCTCCACCGATGCGTTCCTGATGGGCGATCCCACCCACTCCTACGTCGACGCCCGCACCGAGGGCAGCGCCGAGCTGCTACGCCTGGCCCTGCCCATGGTCGGGGTGCCCAAGATCTGGATCGGCTACAGCATGGGCGATGACGTGGTGAACACGGCGCTGCTGCAATGGCCCGAAGACCGACGCGACGAAATCAAGCTCATCATCGGATTCGGCGGCCCATCACGACGGCCCGGCCCAACCCTGCTCGGCAACGACCCAGGCGGCCAAGGCATCTCCGGTGTGTTCGGCCCCGACTGGGCAGTCCCGATCACCTACCAGTTCACCCACGAAGGCGACATGTACGCCAACGCCGTCGGACTGCTGCCGTGGCTGTACCAGATCCTCACCCGCATGGAAATCTCGCTCGACTTCGCGGCTTACCTGTTCAACCTGTTCGTCTCCACTGTTGGCGGCCAGCTGCTCGGGTTGGTAGCTTCGGCGCTACCGGGAGCTGGCACTCTGTCAGCGTTGGCATCCCTGGTCACCACAGGGCCAGCCAACCAGGTCGGGGGCGAGATCATCGATGTGATGAAACTTTTCGCGCTACTGCCGCAGATCATCCAAACCATCGCCGCCGCGCTCAAATTCGTGCAGACCAACGCGCACTACCACTACCACGACCAGCCCGAGCCCTTCTGGCGCGGACAGACCGCCGTGGACTGCGCCGCACAGATCATCACCGAGAAGGTCACCACCGCAACGGTGTTCACCGTTCCTGGGACGGTCTCGTGGTGGAACGACGGCCCGCCGGCCTGGACCGCCTGGAAACTCCCCTAGCCTCGCCCCCGCGCGAGGAGAGCGCGCAGGGACTCTGCCCACTGTAGCGCTCACTATCGATGGCGCCATCGAAAAACTCCTTCTGAACTGCCCAAACGGTGTTATCCACAACCCCACCCGAGAGGACCCGTCATGCACATCACCATCCCGCCCTGGCTCAAGGACGCCGCCGTTGACGCTGCCGAGCGCGCTATCAAGACGTTCGCGGGTGGTTTCATCGTCGGCGCCAATCTCGCCGGCGCGGCGGTCAACGCGGCCCTGACCGAGATCGATTGGCGAAGCGGTATCGATGTCGGCGCCGGAACGTTGGCGGTCTCGCTCGTCTTCTCGGCGGCATCTATCAAGCTGGGCCGATCCGGCACCGCGTCGGCCACCAAGGCGGTCGTACCGTCGAGCGTATTCAAGCTCGTGGCTGGCAGCGGCCGGTGAGGATTTTCGCCGAGCTGGTGAACGTCACCGACATCGACACTCCCAAGGAATTCGCCGCCCTGGCAATGGTGTTGGTATCGCCGATCGCTGCATCGGTCGCAGCCGCTTGGGGGACTGCGACATTCGCGCACCGCAGGAAGGTGGGCAAAGCGCTCGGCGCGATCGCCGACGACACCGGCGCTATCCGAGAGCAGACTGAAAATGACCACGACACCAACATGCGCGCAGATTTCGACAAGGCCCTCATCGGCATCGAGAAGGCTCTCGACGGCATCACCCGAATCGAGATGCGTCAGAACCAACAGGGCAACGATCTACAAGAGGCGCGTCGAGACATCGGCGGCCTGCGCGAAGAGATACGCACAGAACGCACCGAGCGTGCAGAAGCCGACCGCAACATCCGCGAATTGATCCAACGCCGACCGGACTAACCTGCCACGCAACAAAACCTGCCCCCACCTTGAACAATGGGGGCAGGTTTCGTGTTTGCGCGGCAGGGCATCACAACCCGGTAGACAAGGCAATGTTCCGGTTTCGTGCGCCGAGATGAGGTAACTCAGGCCTTGTCGGACTGACAGGAAGGCACAACGTGATCATTGGTGATCGCGTGCAGGTACCAAACGTTCTTTTCTTGTGCCAGCTCAAATGTCGCCTCCGATGCTGCCGGGGCCTGGACTTGAGGGTCGTTGATTGTCCGCTGTGTGACTGACGTGTATGTGTAGCAGACGACCAGTGTTGCGGTGGACGCATTCAACGCAGTCGAGGATGTGGCGGCGAGATTCAAAGGGCCGGTTGGGTAGCTTTCGGCCTCGTCGGTTTCTTTGTTGCGGCCCACCGTTCCCAGTGATCGCACATCTTCAAAGAGCGCATTCCATGCCGTCCCATCCAACCGCGGATCAACGATTGCTACGTACCGGCGGTAATTCGGGCTGCCTTGCCCCGGTGCTCGGTAGCCTTCCACGGCTGGCCATATGTCCTTGGTGAACCTGGTGACTACCCCGTCGGTGTCGGGTGTGGAAATGGTGGACGTGCTCACGGCGGGCGTTGTCTCTGGCGCGTTCGTTGCGGTGCAGCCCGCCACCATCGCAACGAACAGCAGCGAGGCGAAAAACCTTGTTAGTGTCACGGATTGAGCCTCAGCACATCGGTTATCCGCCCATCCCTGTTTGCATTGTCGATGCGCACCGGCACACCAGAGTAGGGCGCGTCAAGCATGAAGCCATTGCCGACATAGATGCCCGTATGTTCGGTGCCGCCGTTGAAGAAGACGAGAATATCGCCCACCTGAGCCTTGGAGCTGATCTGCGCGGACGGGATCTGCACTGCGTCAGGCACTTTGGTCAAGTGTTTGCTTATGTCAATGCGATCAGTTCCCGTACCGAGCTCCCTGCCGTCTGGCCTCTCGAATACGTCAACACCCGCGCCCTGCTGGAACGAGTAGCGAACCAAACCGCCGCAATCGAATCCAGTTCGATTCCAGTCCTGATGCTCGTCGGCGCCACCGCCGTTGTCCCCGTGGCCCTTTGACGGTCCATTCACATCGGTGTTGCCACCCCACGCGTAGGACACGCCTTGCGAGCGGCCAGCGGCCCCGATAGCGCGCAATGACTTATCGCTGACGGCTTCCGGCTTCGGTAAGGCCATGGGGGCACCGATGGCTCGTTGTGTGCCGTCCGCGTTCTTGCCTGATAGGTAGTCTTTCCATGCCTGGTCGCGCGCCGGGCCGGGGCCAAGGCTTTGGTCGTATCCGGGCGGGTTATCGGCCATGGGGATCGTCTTGCCGGGGATCATGGTCGGCTTGGCCCCGTTGGGGTAAGGGGGGTTTCCATCGGCGCCGCCGATGGGGCCGGAGGCGAGGATTGACGGGTCGGAGGGCTTGGGATCGGGCTGGCCGACATGTGGCCCATCGGCTACCCCGCCGCCAGGTGTGGTGATCGCTTTGAGTGCGTCGGCAATCTCCGCGTCAACCGCATCGGCCTTGTGGAGCAGCGCTTTCATTTGGTCTTCAAGCTCTTGCTTGGTCGCAACGCTCTGCATATCGCCGAGAGGAACGCCGCTCGTGTTGATCGAGCCGTCGTTGTTGAGCTTCCAGTGCACCAGCTCGCCGCTTTTGTTGTAGCTGCCGTTGCCGACGATGGTTGCCTTCAAGTAACGGTACTTGGACTTGATACCCAGCACCTCGTCGTAGAGGGGCCGCAGCTTGTCGGCGACAGCCTTGGCCTGATGCCCTTGTTCATCGACATCGACACGCACCTTGCCGTGGTAGCGGTGCCACGCATCTGCCGTCAGCCCACCCCAGCTGGACAGGTTGGCCTGCACTCCCTCGAGGGTGTCGCCGAGCTTCACATGCGATTTGTGAATGCCATCCATGGTGCCGATGACGTTCTCCAGCCCTTGAGCGTCCCAATGCTCGATATCGTCGCACTCGGCCATCTACCGGCCCCGCCCGTACTGGTCAGCGTTCAGGTCATCCATTGCGACCACCTGGCCGGTGAACTCCTGCATCCCGATCCCGTGCTCGGTCAGCTGGTGGTGCAACGCCCGCTTCTGGTCGGTCAACGCCGCGTGCGCCGACTCCAGCGCCCCTTTGGACTGACCCCACATCTGCGACACCGCGGACTCAAGGGCTCCGTGGTGGCCGTCGTGCTCAGCCTTGGACTGCTCCACCGCGTCGAGCAGCCGGTTGGACTCGCGCATCATCGGGTCCGGGTGAAGCTCAAACGAGTACGACATATTTGCCCCCTGTAGTAGCCGATGGGGGCAATATACGTGCGCAACCGGGTGGCCGCTACCCCCTGAAGGGCGAATCGTCATGTTGCCGAGACGGTCTCCATCCGATTCTGGCTGACCCCAGGCAAGATCGCTGCGCGACGGTACTGTGTGGCCTACAGCTGGGCGGAAATACACTTTCACACCCCGGATTTGTGTCCTTACACCCCGCCCAGCTGCCAAAATCCCAGCTAGCGCAGCGCCGGCAGTTTCGGGACGCAGCGGGTCATTCGATGTGTCCCGGTTCGCCGGGAGGGATGGTGTCAGCGGTGACGATGTACCGCTCCCTTTGGCTGACCGTGGTTGGGTCCGAATACGAGGTGGACAGATCGCAGCCGTCGGCGTGGTAGCGACCAAACTCGTCGAGTCGCCCCTGACACTTGGTCCTATTGCCGCCGACATGGGTGAACGTGCGATATCTGACCCAAGCGGTTGTGCCGCTGACTACCTCCGTCGGGCTGTCACACAGCAGTCGGACGCTGGGGCTCAGCCCCAAGATGGCGTCGCGCTGGCAGTGGTAGATATCCGACAATCCCATGTCGGACGGGTCGCCGGGCGCCGCGTTGGCAGGGGTGGCGAGCGCGTTGGCGGCCAATGAAACCATGAGCGCAACCACGAACGTCCCCACGAATCTCCCCAGCTTCATGCGGGGAGATTACAAGATTCGTGGAGCTTCGAGGTGAGTATGTGACCGTTCAATCCGGCGACGGCAGCGCGCGCAGTCCGCGCCGTGGGTCCGCCGCCTGAGCTTCGCGGATTGCACTGGCGATGTGGTCGCCGAGCTTGATCAGGTAGTCCTCGGTGACGTAGTACTTCGCCGACTGGCGCTGGATTCTCATACGCTCGGCAACCCGATCAACCTGCGTCGAGATGTCCTCGCGGGCGATGTCCTCTGTGATGCGAATGCCGTGCTGATCAGCCAGGTATTTGACGAGAAACTGCGCGCGTTCATTCATCCATGGAGAGCGGCGAGCGGACATTCCGGTGACGGTAAACGCAAGCCCGGCGCTCCATCGACGACACGATGGGAACCGACGCCGAGCTGTAATCAAGACAATTGCCGCGACCAGAAATTATGCAGGCACGTCATCGAGTCGGGGGAACTGCTCGACCATGCGCGCAATGCGCGTGGGCCGCACCTTCGTGTAAATCGTCGTGGTCGCAGGATTGGTGTGGCCCAGGAACTCCTGAACCACCCGCAGATCCTCATTCTCGATCCCCTCGGACCCGGCCCAATGTCGCAGCGAATGCAGCGTGGAACGCGTACCCGACTTGTGTAGCCAATCGTTGCACTGCTGGGAAACCTGCTGGGCGGTAACCGGTCCGGTCCCGCGCACCCGGCGAAAGCACAGCCCCTCTGTCTGCAATGCGGGCTTGATCATCTCCCACGCCCACGCCGGTAACGCACTCACGCGCGGATAGTCCCCCTTGGTCTCCGTGAGCCGGATGAACACACCGCCGCTCGACAGCTGCTCAAAGCAGCTAATCGCCAAACAGGCGATTTCCTCGGCACGCAGCCCACCATATGCCGCCAAAATAAGCCACGCCTGTATCCGCGGTGTGGGCGCGTAGAGAATGGCGCGTTGCATCGCCTCGAAAACGATAGGTCGGGGCAATCCCCGCTTCGGGCGAGGCGAAACCAGCAGCGCCGCAGGGTTATCCGCGCGATACCCACGTGCATGCAGGTACCCATAGTACGGGCGCACCATCGCGGTCTTGTACTGCAACTGCTCACGCGGCAAACTGTCCTGCCACGCCTCCAACTCCTGCTCGGTGGCGTCAACAGGATCACGCCCCAGGAAATCGGTCAAATACTGCAAATGCATCCGGCGCGCCTTGACCGTGCGGTCCGCACGTCCTGCCCGTAACATCCATCGGCAGTGCTCGTCGAGGTAGGACACCCCATAGCCATAGTGCCCACCCGGCAACGAATTCAATTGTGCGCCCCCATCATTCAGCTTAACAACTGGGGCCGAAACTAGGGTCAGGTGCCCATTTCCACGGGCGTTTCTGGTCACTGTTTGACTACCTTCTCGTCACCTATGGATAACTTCTGGATGATTCCTGTGAGCCACAGTTAGCCGCGCTACCTGCGCATTCGGCCGTGGCGTGCGGGACATGGCTCTACCGCAATTAGTGAACTCGATGTGCCCTAATTCAGCGCTCAGTGAAGAATGACGAGACACGATCACCTTTGCCAATCCCCCGAAAGTGCAGCCGCTCACGGGTCCGGGATTGCCCCTCCCCCCACAGCATTACGCCATTCAGGGAGTAGACGACATTCGCGTAAGCAGGGGTGCCGGGCAGCCGGTAAACGCATTCGCGAACCGGGCCAACTACATCCGAAGTGCCACCGTTGGATATCCAGCCGTGGATAAAGGCTGCGCGGCCATGTTCCTGCGCGTCGGTCATCGCGCTCACGCCGCGATCCGATCGGGCTCGCCATCCGCTGCCGGCGCGATCCGAACAACTTGACCGACGCTGGCCGACCTGGCTTGCTGCATCAATTCGATTAGTCTGCGGTTGGCGCCACAGTAACGTCCCAATCGGCGGCAGCCTCGGCGCGAGATACTGACCGGCCCAATGCGATCGCGATTGCCTGAGGCGTCGATGGCCCGCAGCAGGCAATGTCGGCCCGGAATACCTGCTCTGGCTCGGCAGCATCGCTGCGTTCCGAGCGAGCAGCTGCTCAATATCGGTTCCCTGGAACCGCTTTCGGGCCTTCTCCATCTGCGCTCTGATTCGGCCCAACCTCTCGCCAGCCTCAGCGACCGATCCAATGTCACCGCCAATTCATCGGCAGTACAACGCCGTTGAGTTACACCACCGACCACATATGGCGGGCTACTTCTGGACCTCCGTACAGACCGTGAACTTGCGCTGCGGGTGTTTGTAACCGCCCGACGGGCAGCCTTCCAGTGTGGTGGTGTCCAGGATGATCTTGAGCGGCTTGATTCGTTTCGGCACGCTGGTGTCAGTGCAGGAAACCTTGGTTACAGGCTGATCCAGGCCGATGCACGAGTCCTTGGCCCACGCCAAGTCCAGACACGCGGTGTACTGCCCGGTGGCCTCGGAATTGTGATAGTAGGAACGATCGGTATCTCCGCATTCTTGCGGGATATTGACACGCTGCACGATCCGGTAGGTATTCCGGTCCGAGCCACAATCCACCACTGTTAGCGACGCATTCACCAGTTCGCCGCCCAAATTCACACATCCACCCACCGGAGCCTCCGCTTGACCGTTAGCCGTCAACGAACCCGGCGTCGGGAACTGACCGGGAATGTTAGCAAAATCAGTCGATTCCTGGTGTGCAGCAGATGGTTTCGGTTGCGGCGTGTCAGCGGTACTAGCGCATCCCGTGGCCACGAAAATGCATAGGCCCGCAACAATCCACAACGTCTTTAACAAAGAAATTCCCCCCCTTTTCAGCATCGGCGTGTTGCGACCATACCTATGTCGTGGGCGTACCGCAGCACCCTGCACCGTTGCATTTTTCCTCTATTTTCGGCTAGAACGAAAATGACCCGGAGGGCTGCAACACAAACCCATTCTCGCCTACAGATCTATCGATACACGCCACCGATCCACTGTCGCCGACCCCGCAGGTCTGATCGCCGTAGGAAATCTTCTGTCCCGGATTAAGCAATTTTGACGAAGGCGGATACTTCTTGCATTCCTCTTTCTTGTGAGATATGCCGTACGTGTTATCGCCGTATTTGCTTACGAGACCCGTATCGCAAGGTCCCGAGCCGATGGCGTGAATATCTTGAAGCCCCGGCAACGGACCCCAACAGCTGATGAGCTGATTCTGTCCACCTGGATGCGGTGGGTGACTCATACTGCAGCTAACGCCCTCCGCCGTCGAGAAGCCGATGGCCGACGCTCCTCTGCTGGCCGCCTGGACATAGGAGTCCACTGACACTTGAGCGTACGTGTTGAGGTCGGGGAAGCCGCGGGGTTCGGCGGCCGCGGTGGTGGTGTGTTGGCACGCGGTTATTAGTGCGGCGGCGCACATTACCTGGGCTATACGGGCCCTACGTGTTTGTGTCATCGCGAGCTCCTCCTATTGGATAGTGCAGGTGGTGTTGTAGACACGGGGGTCATATGCGTGGGTGGCGTCTCCGGTTTTCCAGAACTGACTGACCCTGAGTCCGAAGTCGCCCGTACCGGTAGTTGAATTGAGGGCTTGGCTGGTGATAGTTGGCCCGTAGGGCATGTCCACGCCAAAGGTGCTAGTGGGATCAATTTGCACCAAAGTCTGCGCATTTGCGGTCTTTTCAGTGAGTTCCTTCACAGTGGACGCAATAATACCTATCACCGGTTGGCCGTTTGACGAGCTAACGAACAGGAAACCGTCCGCGCCTTTCGGGCCGAGGGCCACGAGTTGGCTTTCGCGGTCGCCCGGCAGGATGTTACCTACGCGGTGCAGGGTTTTGATCCAGTTTGTGGGGCTGTCGCCGTCTTTGATGGGATTGGACTGCCACAGTTCCCGAACTGTATCGCCGGTCTGGGTTCCCGTGTTTCCGGCGACGAGCATGGTCTTGCTGGCCGGGTCGTAGGCACCGCTAGATTGCGCCAGAGGCGAATCGCCAATGATCGTGCCGGGGTGGGCTAGATCGACGATTTTTGAGGGCTTGGTGACGTAGTTGTCGTTTACCTGGCCGGGTGGCGGAAGTTGCGGTTGGCTGTAGAAGGCGTAATGCTCGCCGTTGGGCCCTAGAGCTGTGCCCGTAGGGATGGGCCGAGTTCCCGGCGGAACCACCTTGTTTAAGGGGTTGTCGCCGCCATTGAGTTGGGGCGGCTTGTTAAGGCTTGGCTTGGGGTCACCGCCGATATTGACGCCGGTGTTGGGGATCGTGGAGTCCAGATCATCGCCTGCCGCCCCCTGCGTGGGCGGCTGGCAATTGATGTTCTGATCCGAGCGCGGTGACTTTGGCTGCTCCTGCGACGGCTCGGAGTCTTGCGGTCCGGCTTGTTCGGGTGCGCAGTTGCATTCGTCGCCGGGGCCGAGCTTGCGGCTGGGCTGTTGGAACAACGACCCGGCACCGCCCGCTGCAGAAGCCATGAAACTAAGCATCTGCTGAGCAATGCCGTAATACTCGGCCGCAGACTGACACTGCTGCTGACGCTGTTGCTGCTGCTGATCCAACTGCTGCGTCGTATCGTCCTGCTTGTTCTGCGGCTGCTGTTGGTTCGGCTGTTGCTGTTGCGGCTGCTGCTGGCCCTGCTGCGGCTGTTGTGGCGAATTCTGTTGCGGTGCCTGGTAATCAGGATTCGGCTTACCGGGGCCTTGGGTGTAGGGAGTCGCGGTTTGGTAGTCAGGTATCTGTGTCCCATGAGCGGGCTGCTGCGCCTGTTGGGGCTGCTGCCCGGCCTGCTGACCTGGAACCTGTTGGGGCGCTTGCGGACTACCGCTGTTGTATATCGAGATGCCATTGTTTTGATCCAGCGGCGGCTGGTTGTTGCCACCCTGGTAATCAGGCATCGAGCTGGGCATTTGCGGTGGCTGGAACTGAGAGCCGTTCATACCCCCAGGGCCCATCCCCCCGCCCGTGGGCCCCGTTGGGTCCGCGGCTACGGTCGCGACGGCCGAAAAGCCACTGCCAGGAAGGGTGTGGTCATCGACAACCTTCGCTCCGCCGACAGCCATGGCGACAATCGCAGCCAGCGCCGATGCCCGCCGCAAACCCGCAGACAT